TAGTGTTGCTCGTTGCTCTTCATCGCTGGCCGGTGGATGTAGCGGCTAATATACAGCCAGCAAGGTTTTCAGCAAATAGCAAACTTCGGTAATGACTGGCAAGGTGGGGATCAGCGGTTCATGGATTTGAGCTGTACTCGATTTAGCTTGCTGATGAAGGTCATCGCGTGGGTTCAAAAGCGCAACCCAAAATCCGGTATCCGCAATAATCATGAGCTGCTCCCGTCATCCATGCTACACCCATAACCGGTGTAGGATCGCTACCGCCAAACGGAAAAGGCCTACCTAAATTAGGTAAGCCTTTGATTGTTCTGGTGCCGGAAACAGGAATCGAACCTGCGACCTACTAATTACGAATTAACTGCATCTTGCACCGCCAGCGCCGCTGAGTGAGTTTTCGCACACAAAATCAGCGGATTGCGGATTGTCAGTGGGTCTAAGGAGCGCCGAATATCGTGGAGTTAGGAAAACAGAGGCACTTCGGGAGGCGCTTCAAACCTCATCCGTCACCAGCGGCAGGCTAGGCGCATCCCCGGCCAGCTTCCCGCCCTGGACAAACACCCGCCCCAGGCTGACCGTCGCCGTGCCGATGACCCACGTCCGCGATCCGCCCGGAAATTGCACCAGAGTTTTGTTGGCACCCTCATCAATCGCCATCACCGTCCCGACCAGCAACGGATCATCGGGCATCAAATCTTTCCACCTGGCCCATAGATTCACAGCCATGGTCCGCTCCGACGTTCCAATTTCAGACCCTGCCTGACCGCCAGCCCGCCGCCTTGGCGCGATGCGCCGATGCTGCACGAGCGCACCACCCCCCGGATGCCGGCGAACTCGCAGAGCAAGCCCGGACGTACCAGCGGGATATTCGCGGTTCCGCCCAGAATCGTCTCGACACTGACCTCGTAGCCCGGCCCGGCGCGGGCGAGTTCACATTCCGCCCGCGCCCGTGCTGAGTAGCTGTCGGTCAGCAGGCTATCCACTATCGGGTCATTGGCGCATAACGCCCCATCGGTTCCGGCTTTCGTGAGTTGCAACAGGACCCCTGCCGTGGTTCCCGACACATAGACCCGATTAACGGAAGGCCGGTCCTGACTGGTCTGGTTCCACGACAGCAGTGCCGATTCCGGCAAGGCGACATCAACCGGTGCGATATGCCAGTTCCAAGGCAGCGATGGGTAGCGCGGATAGGCGGTAAATACAAAGCCCGCTGGGTCTGAGTACAGACATCCTTTCACCGCCGCTACCAGCCCGACCAGCCGTTCAATCGGCGTCCCGGTGCGCAGGTAACTGCCCGCCGGTAACAGCCATTGCGGGTCGGGTGGCAACTGCCAGTCGATAGTCCAGCCTGAATTGTTGACAATGGATTCAGCAATCTGCTGAGCGGTGCGCGGAGCGAGCTGTTCCACGGTTTCCGACGGCGTGTAAGGCGTGATCAACCAGGCTGACCGGCTCAGTCCCTTGGCGGCAATCCGGATGCTGTTGAATCCACGGGTCAACTGCGGGTCATCCAGCAACGCGGTCCATAGATGCCCATTGATGCTGATTTCGACTTCAACCGGATAGGGGGTCGGCTGGCACAACGCCCACGCATCGGGACCAGCGAGAGATAGGCTGACCGACCATGCCCACGAATCACAGTCCGTTTCGACACTCACCGCCGTCACCGGCAATTCAGTCCGATCCGGCAAACGCACCACGCTACAGGTATTCAGCACGGCATAATATCTCCGGTCGGTAACGTCCCAGGCGGGGCGGGTATAGCCCAGATTCAGAATCAGCGGGCCAGCGGGGCGGAAATTCCACAGATTCAGCTTGAGCGGCGGATTGGGTGGCCTTGGCGGAAGCGGCGGGATGTACGGCGACTGCCAAGCGTTGTACGCCAGTCCCGCTTCATTCCATTTTGTCTGCCATTGGCTATCCACATGAAGTCCGTCACCCATACTCGACTTCAATGTTTGCGGAAGACTGATGCCATCGGCAAAACTCAGCACCACATCGGGGGACAGCAACGGCAAGCGTGGTTTGAAGCCTGACTCGGTTCCAGCACTCAGACTATCCGCTTCATTCCAGACCGTCGCGGTTCCATTGATGATCCGCTCGGCATTCTTCCATGAATTCCATGAACTCCCGTCCAGTGTTGCGCCTTCACTCCATGATGGAATCCCATAGCCAGATAATGCAATCGCCGGTCGCCACGGAATCAATGGCCCCGCTGCGATCAATTCAGCCGGATTCCAGGCGATTCGTGCGGTAGCTTCTAAATACGCGGCGGGTTGCCACGGACTGTTCTGACTCAGCGCCAGCAAGGCCCCGTGCTGCCACTGTGAGCCGGAATGCAGCGTGGTATCGGAAAGCAGGTTCGGATCATAGGCCAGCGGTAGATGACCGCGACAAGCGATGGTACGGCCCGCTATCGTTGATTCAATAAAAATCCCGATGACAACATGACCGGTGACACGAGTACGACCGGCTATCGTCGCGGTACATGAATCATCAGGTGGCGCTAAATTCAGAACTAATGCGCCCGCCTCTCGCTGAGTTTGGAGATTCAGCGAGATTGCCATGAATTAACCCTCGGTCAGCGTGAAACTAACCACACTGACATACGCGCCCTCAACCAGATTCACCGCACTCAACTCCACCATTGCGCCACTACCCGTCACACCCACATCGCAATCAGCAATGACCCCACTGGTGGCATCGAAGGATCGTCCCCATGCCGCTGTCCCACTCGCAGCAACCAAGGCAGGCGCAATCGTTCCTGCGGTGAAGACCCCATTGGCAACGACTCCAGCCGGATTAGGAAACGTGAAGGTGGCGAGTAAGATCTGACCGGTAATAGCGGTATCCGAAGTAGCAGGGCGCGTTCCTGAATAGAGTTTCAGCGATCCGGAATTCAACCAAGTCAGCGTTAATTCCGCCCGCAAGGTCGCCCGTGCTTGCGCGAAGGCAAAGAGGTTGTCACTCACGGCATGATCTCCGGTGTAACTCGATCTGCACAGGCCGGGTCAAGCCACGGATCATTCGATACATCATCCAGTTCCATGACGATGTAGGCTTCCGGCGCATTCTTCAGATAGGTGAAGGCGAAACCGCCATCGGTTCCTGACCACACTTCACGAATCAGGATTCCACTTTTCCGATCATGCAGGCGAATCCGTTTTCTGGCATTCGCACCGAGGCGTTGTGCGGTTCCAACAATCCGAAAAATGCCAGCAAAAGTATTCGTTCTGACGATATGGCCCATGATATAACCAGCCATTGTCTATCTCCACGGCCCAGTAATATCGAATGCCGCACGATAGCTGGTAGAGAGTTTTTGCACAAATAACGTTCTGCCGTCAATGGTAACGATGACCGTACTGTCCGGTGGGGTTAGGTAATGCAGCGGGCAATAAAGACCCGGCATCAACCCGCGAATAATCACAGCAGACTCTCCCGCTTCTACCGGAGACGACATCATTCCGCCGGCCACCGGGTTCGGATACGCGGCATCGACATAACCCAGATAGTTAGGCGACATCCGATGAGCATAGCGCAATAACGAAACGCTTTCACCCACTTGCGAATAAGACCGCGCTAAATAAGCCGCTACTGAAGACGATAATAAATGAAGTTTATTGGTTCCATAAGCAGAGTCCATTCCAATCAATCCACAGTGATAATTATCCGTGGAGAGAAATGAATTCAGATCACCAAACCACATCCCTCCATCCCAACTTGATCCAGACGTATTATCGATCAATACGTAAAAAGACCGACCATCGCCAATCAATCGCCACGGTCTAGCCACCTCCGTTTTGGTCTGAGATTTATGGATATACACACCGCCTGAGTATTGGATGCCGGTCGGGAATGGCCCCGTTCCCATATTCATGTCCGTCATTGTTTCATAACCGACCAGACGGGAATAACTGGCACTCCCTGTTCCATCATCGGAAACTCTCAGAATGAATTGAGTCCCGGTCACGTCATCGCTGCGATACGCCGCTAGATTCGTACCGCTGAATACCTTGGAGAATCCGAGTGGCGCACGTTTCGCCACGATGGTTCCAGTTGCAGTCTGGTCACTGATTCCAGTGGTCGTAAAGGTGAATTGCGTGGCGCTGACCACAGTGATTCGCCAGTCGCCATTCAATCCGGCTGGTGTGGCCCCGGAGATTCTAATCACCGGCCCGACATTGCCCAGCATGGTAAAGCCGTGTCCGGTTGATTTGGTGCAGGTAGCGACGTTACTGGCAACCACCAATGAATCAAGCGTGACACTGCCATAGCCGTTAATCAGGCAGGCATCGAGTAATGTAATCAGACTCCCGGCAGTCCCTGATAGCGTAGGAGCGCCGGTATCGGTACTCTGGAAAACTTTAACGGATGTACTCATTGATCCACATTCCCCAAAAGTAGAAGTTCGACTGAATCCACATCCAAGCCACTCGGATCACTAGGCTGAATGGATCGAATCAAATCGACGGGATAACTCGCCGATACCATATTGAAGCGCAAGCAATTCCCGGTAGCCCATCCCAAGCCCCACCCAAGAAACGGAATCGTGAAGTACGCCACGCCAGTTAGGCTATTCAGGGGACTGCAATCGGTGTTGGTATCGCCAATCCCGATAAAGCCTAGATTCTCTCCGATCACTTGGAACGCCGTGGCCGAGGTGAATTTGATTAAATACCGATCCGGATATGCGCCTTGATTCGTCACCACGAGCGGATATTGCGCGTCATTGAATTGCGACAGTGGTTCCGTCCCAATCAGCGTATCTTGCCAAACACTCGTCCAGGTGCTTTGGGCGAACAGGGCAGTCACCCGTGCTTGCAGAGTTCCGATATACATCATTCCTGAGCAGAATGAGGTGGTCATCGGATAGGCATGAGAGATGGGCCGAGTCAGAGTTATCCAACCGGAGAGGTCGTTATCGGCAATCACGCACAAATCAGCAACGGTGTGTTCAACTGTGTAGGGCGATGTCAGTCCGGTCAGACTCAGTGTGGGCGACAAGGTGATCGTGCCAAGCTCACGATTTAGCGTGCAATATTCCGGCGATAACCGGACTCCATTCGCTCCAGCAATCACGGCGCGGTACAATCGCACTCGTTCACAGTCAATCACCTGAGTCGGCGATAAACTATTCTCGAAAAATGCCGTGGTCTGGTGAATTAAAATCAACTGACCTTTGAGTAGCGACGGCACTTTACCATCACTCGGCAATCGTACCGGATCAATCCCTAACACATCGGCACTAAGCGGGATCGTGGTATACGCGACGGTGTTATATCGGGCCGTACTCGGAATGACTTTGCGCGGTTTCCAGATATTCCCGCTGACCACATTCGCCACGTCATACCATTCCTCGGCTTTCTCTGCAACCGTTAGGCTGCTATCGAGTACCGTTGCGCCAAATCGGACAGCACATAACCCAAATTCAGATTCAATCGTTCCCACAATTCCAGTCCCGATTAAATCCTGATTCAGATCAGCCGTCGCCGATAATAGAGTTCCGTCCACTGCTGTGACCGATAAGGTGAATGCGGTGGGCTTAATCGGAGCCGAGGGAATGCGGAAGAACATGGCCGTATCGGAGTATGTCCCATTCATCAAGGCCAGCGAAAGTAGTAAGAATGTTGCATTTCCAGCTACCCAGTTATCAATAACCGCATAACCACTTTCATAGTCAATCGTTCCGGCTCTCGTGCCATAACCCACGGCATCTGGCGTATGATAGATCACGCCTTCCAGGTCAGTGTAGGTTGTACTGCCGATAGTGAATTTCACGCTGCCTGGAACGATACTATCTGCCGTGTAGGGAGTGAGATTGATGGAGATGACATTCGTGGGAAGAGTCTCAGTGACTTCAGTGGGGACTACCGATTGATTCTGGTAAGTCACGCTGATTTGTGAGCCGCCCGCGAAGGTATCGGTGATTTTGTCATCGACCCATATTCCAAGACCACTATCTCGACTATTTGACCATCGTTTATAGTCGAACAGAATTTCTGGCGGGAAATATAAAATTCCATCCGTGTAGTTGACCGTACCCGTGCTATCCTGCGTCGGCAATAACGCACCTTCGGTATCCGTGGCGGTGTGATTGAGTAGCCACTCGGTAGATGAATAACTCTCCTTGGTTATTTTGACTTGTGGAGGAATAGGAGCAGGAGGTTGTGTCGTTGGTTGTCCCGGCGGTTGTCCCGGCGGGGTAATGACAGAAGCATCAGTAACAACCAGACGTACAATTTTGGTTTCAATCACTACGCTATTGGCAGTCAACTGAACCGTGAAATGATATTCGCCAATCGCAGTAAATGTAGCGGTAAAATACCCAATGGAATTCATACTATAACCGGACGGTAAATTGCCCGGATTGGTGATGATTCCAGTAATAGGATAGGGCGGATTAACTGCCGCCCATACCGCTCCAGAGAAAGGTACATTCTTAATCGGAGAGAGCGTGAGCCATTCATGGGATAATGATGGCGGGTCATTATGTAGCGGTGATACGGCCACTCCCGGTAATAAATTTAGAACGAAGGCATAATCATTCGCCTGAGTGCTAGGTGAAGTCAATCGCACCGTGAAGGCGACCATTCCGCTAGGGGTGATGGTCGTTGCTGTAAATGACACCGTCACATAAGTCAGTTGACCTTCAACTCGCGTAGTCGCCGTGGCATTCGGAACCGATGATGCAGCCATAGTTGCAGTAATCGGCTGATCCTGCAAGGAACTATTCAACAGCACATCGTTCAACCAAGGACTTCCCACAGTAACATATGGCAAATTGTAGCCTTGTGGTAAATGAATAGCTTCTGTCATCGTCTAAACTCCCATCTCAACAATCTTCTCGGAATCGGTTTTTAACCGCCGCGTGATCCATTTTACCGAAACGCTGCCTTTCTTGATCGGCGCATCGGCTACCGTAATCGTCACAAACCGATTGCCGTCTAAAGCTGGAGTAAATGATTCAGTCACAGGCGCACCCTGTTTGTAGACTACTTGTGGTGTGGTTGAAGCGTCAGGTAATGCGATGGGCTTGAGATAGAGTAGACCAGCGGAGTAGTTAATTCGTCCCACTGCATCGCCGCTAATCAGTCCGTTGAAATCAACTGCCGTCTTCGTTGCCCCACCCGATAACCAAGTAATAGTTACACTACCCGGTTCGATATTCTGATTCAGAAGCTGATAACTCCAACCGGGGAATTCAATCGCCGCGTAGGTCAGACTCGATGCGGTGCTATGGACACCACTGCCCCAACTCCACAGGATAGCAGAATTCACATCGGGTAATGCCGAGAGCGTAATACTGGCGCTGCCCGTGGCATAGTTGATAGTACCCACACCTTGTCCGGTCAGTGTACCGTCGCCTTGGTCTTCCAGCGTATACCACTTGCCCAAGGCTCGATAAGACGCGCTAACCGTTCCAGAAGCCGGTTTTGGTAAGAGTTGAGCCACATAGGAGAATTGTTGATTGACTACGGTAATTTCCAGTTGTTGAGTGTGCGCGATTTGCGGTAATGAAGTCGTTCTGGCTCCACCACTCACGGTGACTCCGGTGGTAGTGGTAGCTGCAATATCCACTAGCGGAGTTTCCGATTGAAGCGCAGGAATGAGTTTTGAGAATAACGAACTCACTCTGATTTTGTTAGCCCCTAACGCCGCATTGGCAACCACCGGATGAATGCCGTAGTACCGAGCCGCCGAGGCGGCAATCGTGTCTCGAATGCGCGTTCTACCAATAGTCGTTAATCGTGATGGCTCGATCCCATGAAACAGGAATCGCAACGGTTCAGTTAATTCACAATTTATAACGGTTAGGGTGTATTCGCCTTTTTCATCAACGAAGGTCTGGACATAGTATTCCATTCTACGAATTCGCACATACTGTTCTTTCTCTGTCACTAATCCTTCATCTTCAATTAAAACCAGCGTTTGTCCAACAACCGGCAATTTTGCCTTGGGGAAATTCAGTAGGGAAATAGACTGCTGGCCGACTAAATGATTGCCATAGAGATTCGCATTCCAAGTTACGCCTTTAACTAAATAGGACTCGATATAATCTCGAATATCCGCCCGCTCATCATAGAAATCACGAGTAGAAAATAGCATCACCGATGAATTAGGATCAGTCGGTGCTTTGAAGATGATCACGCCTGCATCAAGATATTTCGCCGTATCCGATGAAGTGACAGCCGCATAAACTTTACGCAGACTCGCATCACCCGCTGCCCGATCCACATCGGACACATCATCGAAGACGCTATTTTCGACACCAGAGACGATCTCAGTGGCGCTCATGCGCCCGCCGCCGTCAGTGGCCTCGGTCATGCGTTCGGATCGGAAGAACTTTAAATCTGCCAGAGAAATTGCCATTAGATCAGTCCCATTTTCTTGGCGCGTTCAAGTGCCGCCATAAACTCTTCAATCGTGACACCGGCTTGCGCGGCGGCCTGTTTTATATCGGCATTGCTGGCGGTTTGATCTACCTTCCCGGCCCGTTTCAAATCCGCCTCGGCTTGCGCCCGGAGCGCATCAATTCGTTTCTTCAATCCTGATAAATCCGTGCTATTGAGGGCATTGAATTTATCGGTCAGGGTCATGCCGGAATCGTTCACAATACGCTCCGTAACCCATTGACCGTATTATTCAGCCCGGATAATTGCCCGTGCAGTGGGGATAAATCGACACTACTCAATCCCTGAACGGCATTCCTAGCACGTTCGGCATTATCTGCGAGTGCGCCTAGACTGTCCGATGTCTTGTTATTTGACTGCGCGGCTCTTTCTTGTTCAGCCTGAGCCTGAATATCCGCATCCAAGTTGCGATTCTTGAGCGCATACAGTTCTTTGAGTTTGTTGATCATCGTGGCGTAGGATGCAGCCGCTGCGGTGTTTCCGGTCATTTCCGCTTCACGCCGCTTCTGTTCCAAATCCGCCAGTTTGTTCGATTCTTCAATCTGCAATTTCAGCCGATCCGCCCCGGCAGTGTTGCCCTGTTCCGCCATAATCTCCGCGTTCAGTTCGGCCATTGCGGTTTGTGCATCCTGAGCTTCCTGCTGCATCTCACGGAGTTTGCCATTGGCGCTGTCCAGTGCTGAGCGAAGATTCGACAGGTCTTGTCCGTCGAGAAGCCCAAATCCTTGGCTCAAGTCTCCGCTGTACTTCTGCATAATCCGTTGAATTTCAGCAACATTTCCGCCTTCATTCACGAATCGGTTTAGCGTATCGGCGGCCCCATCAACGGCTGCTTTCTGTCGCTTAAATGAAGCCGCGACTTCATCGGCGGCGAGAGCGGTTCCAGCCGCCCATTGAGTCCACTTATCAAACCCAAGCGCATTGCCATTTCGCGTGTAATTCTCTTGGAGTCGAATAAACTCCGCGTTGAGAATCTTCATATTCCCGCCAGTTTCGGCAAGGACTTTATTCGCAGCAGACCAGTTGGAATTGACGGCAGCACCGGCTAATTTTCGTTGCTCGGCGGCTTCCTTTTCCGCATCTGCCGCTTCTTTCGCGGCCTTGGCAGCGGCTTCATCCGCGGCTTTCTTGGCTTTCTTCGCCTCGGTCAGGTCTTTGGTGGACTGAAGACTTTGCGCCATGCTATCGCGTTCCTGACCCATGCCGGTCAGGGTATCGGCCATCGTCGCCAGTTGCGCCTGATCGGCTTGATTCAGACTACCGTCCGCCGCCAGCTTCTCTTGGGTAGCGGCAATCAGGTCTTTATAAACCGCAATCTCTTCATTTTTCTTGTCAATCGCCGCCTGTGCT